TCCTTGACCATCGTTCTGTTGCGGACAGCGAGCGGTTCCTTCCAGATGACGTGCCGGCCGAGGTACTCGAACCCGCACCGCTGGTGCAGCCGGATCAGGTCGCCGGGGAAGTCCGCCAGGGCGTCGCCGCCCGAGTTCGACGCCGGCGTGTCCATGCAGTGCACGGCGTTGACCCGGCCCGGCATCGTCAGCCGGTGCAGCTCGCGGACGAAGAACTCGTACTGCTCGAAGAACTCGCCATATCCGCCCGCGTTGGACAGGTCACGCTCGCTTGAGGAGTACTTGTACAGGCCGCCGCCGGTCAGTCCCTCGTCGCCGTAGGCGAACGGCGGGGAGTAGATGGCGGCGTGGGCGAAGCCGTCCGGCAGGCCGGGCATGACTTCCATCGCGTCGCCGTTGTACAGCGCGTACCGGTCGGTGATCTCCTGCTCGGTGATCAGCCCCACAGTTCCATCCCTTCCAGCCACGCAACCGCGACCGCGGCCACCTGGATAAGCTCGGCCCGCAGGTCATCGTTCTTCTCGTCGAGCACGGCGCGGGCGACCTCCCCGAACTCCTCGGCCAGCACCGTCATCTTGACTGGCGTGCGGACCAGCGGGCTAGAGCAGTCACCGGCCCCCCAGGCGTGCGGCGGCCCCCATTTCTCGGCCTGCCGGCCGCGCTCGGCCAGGATCGCCTGCCATATAGCGTCGCGGGTCATCGCAGCCATCCGGGTACCTCCACGGGCGTCTCATAGGTGACGGAACGGCGGACGTGCTGGGCATCGCCCATGTGAGCAACCAGGGCCGCGAACATGGCACTGGCCTGCTCCGCCTTCCGCTCGAGCCCGGCCAGGGCGTTCGCGCCGCCCGGCGTCGTGATGATGTCCACCGTCACCGGCTCGGCCTGCCCGAACCGCCAGCAGCGCCGCACCGCTTGGTAATGCGCCTCATAGGAGTAGTCGGGGAAGTACGTCATGCGGTGGCAGTGCTGCCAGTTCAGCCCCCACGCGCCGATCTTCGGCTTGGTGACCAGCACCCGGATCTCGCCGCGGGTGAACGCCGCGAGCTTGGCCTCCTTGTCGTCGGTGCTGTCGCTGCCGGCGACCTGCACCGCGCCGGGGATCAGCTTCGCCAGCAGGTCGCCCTCCGGGTTGAGATGGCACCACGCGATCCCCGTCTTGACCCCGTCCAGCAGTTCCGCGGCCTGCTCGCACCGCTCGGTGATCGTGCGCCGCAGCTCGGCCCGTTCCTCGTGCAGGCCCACCGCCGGGACCTCGAACAGGGTGCCGTCGTCGGCCTGGGCTCGGGGGCGGACGACATGCTGCCGGTATTCCAGCGGCGGCAGGACGAACCCGTCGTCATCGAACCCGAGGTCGGACGGGCGGCGGGCTGCCCGCGCCCACGAGGACACCCACCGCCAGAACAGGTCCGGGGCATGGCCCTTGAACCGCCACTGCTGCCGGCTCCATTGCCGCGGCGCCGCGAAGCCCTTCCACTGCCCTTTCTGGTCGATCGTCCTGTTGTCGTTGACGAAGAACCGGGACAGCATGTCCACGTGCCCGAGGTAGCCGAGCGCCTCGCTGGACGTCCCTAGCTCGGTGTAATCGTTCGGCGCCGCCGTGGCGGTCGCCAGGAGCCGGAATTCCATCTTCCGCGCGAAGTCCGTCACCAGCGCCCGCCGGGCACCGTCGAATGCCTTGATCGCCGACGACTCGTCGCACACCAGCCCGCCCAGCGCATCCCGGTCGAACCGTTCGAGCCGCTCGTAGTTCGTGATCACCAGCGGTGCCGGGAGGGTACCGTCCCGGGAGATCGCCGCGTCCACCCCGAACTTCGCGGCCTCCTGCTCCATCTGGAACGTGACGGCGAGGGGGGTGACGATCAGGACGGGCCGGCCGGTCCGGTCATGGACGTTCCGCGCCCAGACGAGTTCCTGCGCGGACTTGCCGAGCCCGCAGTCCTCGAACAACGCCGCCCGGCCCTGCCGGATCGCCCATGCGGTGAGGTGCCGCTGGAATGGGAACAGGAAGCCGGGGAGCCATCCTGGCTCGAATCCGGCCGCGGTGTCGCGCTGTGCCCTGCGGGCCAGGAACTCGGCGTAGCTCATGCGGCTAGCCTAAGGTCACGGCGGGGGCATATCTTCATCTTTATGCCCCCCCCAAACCGGGCGTAATCGGCGTCCGGGGCGAGGAAAAACGCGACCACCGGCATGTCCAGCAGGCTAGCGATCGCGTCGAGGTCGTCGACGTCGAAGGGGATCTCGCCAGTCAGCCGCCGCGACAGGTACGGCGCCGTCCAGCCCAGTTCCGCCGCCGCCCGACGCCCGGAGATGCGCCGCCGCGCCAGGTGCGCGCGGACTTCCCCCGCGACTACCGCGCTCAGAGACGACGCGCCCGTGCGTGTTACGGTCATGCGCCCAGCGTAAGTGCGTCACAGAGCTGTTCGCAAGAAGTGCTTGCCAAATGTCTCGCGCAGCGGTACGTTTCTCCGCGTGGCATCCTCATATAACGAGCATGTGGCTGGTGAGGTCCGCGCGGAGCTTGGCCGCCAGAACCGGTCTCAGTCGAGCCTTGCAGTAGCGCTGGGCTGGTCGGACGCGTACTTCAGCCGCCGCCTGACGGGCGCGGTGCCATTCACGACCGATGACCTCGCCGCCATTGCCGCCGAGCTGGGCGTCCGCGTCGAGCAGTTCGCGGTGCAGCTCGAGCGGGCTGAGGTGGAGCGGCTCCGCGACGAGCTCGCCAAGGCCGCGTCATGACCGGCCTGATCTGGCGAGACCTGCCGGGCAGGACTAAGGACGTCACGGACTGGTCGCCTTTCGCGGCGGAACTTCGCGATCATCCCAAGCGGTGGGCAATCATCAGGACCTGCGAGAAGGACACTACGGCCAGGAACCTGGCGAGCAAGCTACGCCGCGACCCGCCATTCGCGTTCGCCTCGGGCGAGTTTGAGTTCGCCCAGCGGGCCAGGGACGTATATGCCCGGTTCGTCGGCGGCGCGTCATGACCGCCGCGACGTGCTCCCGCTGCCACGGCGCCGGTGAACTGCCGGACGGCAAGGAATGCCCGCGCTGTGACGGTTCCGGGCTGCTCGACGTCGATTGCTGGGCCACCCGCCCCGGGCAGCGCGAGTTGCATGACCTGGAGCAGTGCAGCCACTACGCGGGAGTTCGGCCGTGACCGCGCCCGTGCTCGCCGCTGCCCCGCCCGCGACGTGGCCTGACGGTCCCCGCCTCCAAGCTGGCATCACCAGCCTGCGCCGCGACTTCCCCGCCTGGCGGATCTGGCTATCCGACCAGCGCCGCCTGTGGGCGCAGCCCCGCGATGAGGTCGCCCTCTGCCGGCACGGCACGTTCGACGCCGACAACCCCCGCGCCATGCGCGAGAAACTCAGCGAGGCCGGGAGATAGGCCCGGCCCCGCGCAGGCAGGCACCACAGTCTGCCTGACCCCGGATTTTAAGGAGCACCACATGGGATTGCCAGCACCCAGGCCCGAGACAGGCCTCCTCACCCCCGCCGAGGTCGCCCTGCGTTTCCGCGTCAGCCCGAAAACCATCGCCAAATGGCACCGGCAGGGCAAGCTCACCGCCATCCGCACCGTAGGCGGACACAGGCGGTTCCCCGCCGCTGAAGTTGAGGCGCTGCTCGCCAGGGAGACCCGGCCGTGACCGGGAAGCCGGTGCGGTCGACCCGCGCCGCTATGCCACCCGACGGCAAGCCCGAGCCGGAGCCGCGCCGTGACTACGGCACCAGCACCACGCGCGCCGTTGAGATGCTCGACGCCGAACTCGCCGCAGCCAACGACAAGATCACCGCCGCCCACAAGGAACGCGACGCGGCCAAGGCCGACGCCGCCAGCGCCAGAAGAAAACTCGCCGAAGCGTTCGACGTCGGCGAAGGGCTACGCGCCGAACTGAGCAAGGCCAGTAGCAAGGCCGCCGAGTTGTCGCGGATGCTCGCCGACGTCAGGATCGAGCGCGACCAGGCCCGTGCCAGGCGCGCCGAATCTGACAAGAACCTGACCGAAGCGCTCGAAGCGCTCGCCGCCGCGCGGAAGGAAGCCGCGCAGAGCAAGGCCGACGCCGACACCTCGGCCGGTGACTCGCGTCATCACCGCGACCAGCGGGACACCGCCCTCGCCAAGCTGGAGGAGGCCCGCGACGAAACCGCGCTGGTGCGCGACCTGGTCGACAAGGCCCGCGCTGATGCCGCAGCCGCCCGCAAGGACAACGAGACGCTGATCATCAAGGTCAACGGCCTGCAACGCGACGCCGCGGCGTCCGACGCCGCCGTCCGCGAGCACCGCGAAGCCCGCAGGGCGCTCAAGGCGGCCATTACCAAGGACCGGGACGATGCCCGCGCCGCCGTCGTCAAGGCCGCGGTCCTTGCCGCAGGCCGGTTCCCCCGCCGCCGCCACGTCGCCGCGCATGGTGAGGCGAAAGGCCGCCACCAGGCCCTCGACCAGATCGCCAAGGACCTGCCATGAGCGATTGCCCGTTCTGCCAGCGCATCGCCAGCGGCCAGTACGACTACTCCTGTGACCATAGCGTCGCATTCCAGCCGCTGAACCCCGTCACGCCCGGGCACTTCCTCGTCGTCCCGCGCAGGCACTGCGCCAGCGCGCTCACCAGCCCCTACGCAGCCGGGAAGGCGCTGGACTGGGCTGGCCGCCTGGCCAGCGAAATGGGCCTGGACGCGGCGAACTTCATCACCTCAGCGGGTGCTGACGCGACGCAGACCGTGATGCACCTGCACGTCCACGTCGTCCCGCGGAGGCCGGGCGATGGACTGCTCCTGCCGTGGAGTCTCCAGGAACGACCAGTGGTCGCGGGGAGCGCGCCATGACCGCCCGCATGCACACGATGACGCCGGAGCTCGGCACGCCCCGCGCTCGCCTCAACGCCAACGGCACCGTCGACATCCTCCTCGGCGACCACCCGAAGCCGTGGCTCAGCCTCGATGACGCCGGGGACCGTGACTGGTGCGCGGACCTGATCACCGCCCTGACACAGGCCGAGCGGATGCTCGCAGACTTCCCGATCCCGGCCACCCCCGCTCATGCCGGGGACGATGCCGGTCCAGGGGAGCAGGACGCCGGGCAGCCCGGAGGCTCGGGCCCCGGGCTGCCCGGCCCTGACCACGAAGACCCCCCCGGCCCGGATGGCGGTACGTCCGCGGGCCTATGCGAGCCATCGAACTCCTCGCATTTGGCTGCTGGTTCGTCCGGGCCGGGGGACCAGCCAGCCGAAGCCCCCGCCGGCGACCCGACCTGCGACCAGCGGGACGGCAACTGGGCCTGCACCCGCCCACCCGGCCACGACGGCACCCACGCCGCGTACCGTGCCGAT